GGTCAAAGACTTTTGGATAGTCCTCGACTCCCTCTGGAGATTGTGCTCAATCCCCAATTCCCAGAAGAGTCGGCCCATCGTTATTTGAGTTGACGGATTCAAACATCAGCCTCCAAGGTTGAATACATCCTGCGGAATCATTTTTTTCATCACCTGCATCAACTCTACAACAAGAAACTCCCTCTCGAACGGAGTGAGTTCGTCATATTCTTCAAATGAAATCCTCCCGAACTTGGCCATGTAGAGTTTCTCCCGCAATCTATTCCTCATTATCTCTTGGCGGTACCTCTCTGGCAAGTCTACGAGGACGAAAAAACTCCTGATTTATCGGCAACCCGTACCCCTCCAAGACACTTCCGCACACATCGCATGTCAAGTTCAGGTTTAACTCCACGCCGTACTCGGCTTCCACGGCTTCCAGAAAGTAAGCGGAGTCCTCTCCTATCAAGTTCCCGATAAACTCCCTTGCCTCCCCTATATTGAGTTCCTTTCCGTCAACCCCCACGACAAACTTCGCCATACGAAAGATGAACTCCGGGTCACCTTCGTCCGGCAATCTGTTCTGTCTTGCATTTTGTACAAAGTTTCGAATGGCGTGCAGGTCGGAGCCACGAAGGTCTCTCCATTGAACAACGTGGCCGGAACGAGGGAGGATCATCTCGAAGGGTTCGTCTTTTTCAAGGTAGTTGACACGCAACTTCGTTAAGTCAATAACTTTTTCTATGGAATTCCCGCACATACTGCATGGTATGGAAGAACCCGAACCTATAGTATAGTCGGAACCGTAACTAAGCGCCCTTATTCGGATAAGCAAGTGCAGCCTGTCTTGTAAAGTGATATCTTCAGGGCGAAGGTTCGGCTCCGCAATGCAGTTCCGAAATATCATATCCATTGAACTTTCGTAGGATTTTCCCCGGGACCCGAACAGTTTCGCCTCATGCTTGGTACGTATGGGAGTTATTCTCACCGTTCCCGGAACTCCCTCCGGCCAATCTTCTATCCCTGAATACAATCTCCCATTAGACGCAAGAACAAAAGTGTCTTCATAACCATCACCAGCCATAATTGACCTCCTTCTGACTTTTATTTAGCCCCAATTTGGGCCATATTCGCTTTGTGTGACGTTTTTTCTTTTCGCAAGGGGGATCCCCCCCGAAAAGATTCAAAGCCCGCAGAATCGAAATATGAGGCTTACAGAGCTATATTACCATGTTACCCCCCGGTACGTACTGATCCACACGAATCGTGGCTTCAATCTGAACAATACCGGTAGCAGACATATCCACCGATCCGTAGTTTACAGATTGCGGCCAGCATCCCAGCAGTCTCCAAACCCTCTCGCTGCTCCCATCAGGAGCAAATAACACGACACGCCCATCCCGCTTATACACAGAGGGAGGATTTATCTTTTCCACCAGTGGAACTCCGACCAGATTCGACCACGAAACCAGAGCACCCGCCGTGTTGGGGTCAAGATAATCGTTGTAGGTAATAGTCATTGCTTCGGGAGAAAACCTCTGAGCTATGTAACGTCTGCTGTTTTGATACGGTATTTCAAATTCCTCAAATACCAAGGTGGGGAGATCCGACGCACGGATAGACAAACGGAGAATTTCCGCCCCGGGAACCCCAAAGAACTCCACGAGAGCATTGTTCTGCCTCTGCGGTTCATAACCACCCTCTCCGGGAGACAGGAAGTCTGCATCTAGCCACTTCAAGAAACGCTACCTCGTATGTCAAGTGCTCAAATTGGGAATGTACTTGTCAACACGGAATGTCACTTCAATTTGAACAATATCAGTTGCAGACATGTCAACACTGCCCATGCTTGTCTGCTGGGGCCAGCATCCCTGTAACTTCCAGCTTCTCTGCGTAGAACCGTCCGGGCCGAGAAGATACAAAGTCCCGTCCACTTTGTACCTGTTCGCTTTTAATGGAAAAATCTTACCCGTCTCTGGGTCTCCCACGAGTTTGTTCCATTCCATAATCACGTTGGCCGTATTGGGATCGAGATAGTCATTAAACGTGATAGTGATAGGCTCGGTGCGAAATCTCCCCGGCACGAATCTACGCTCGTTCAGCCAGGGGATCTCTATTTCCTCGAACCCGACCGGGGGAAGATCCGAAGTCCTGAGGGACAACCTGAGAACTTCAGCGTTTGGAACCCCGTGGAATTCCACTAGAAAGTGATTTTGCCTTTGGGCCTCATATCCACCCTCGGATGAGGCGATGTGGTCGGCATCTGTCCAGTTAGTCGCCATCTCGGTTTCCTCCTATTCCTGATTAAAGAGTCCCGGTTATTTCGCTGAACTCAACTCCCTGCGCTGTAATTATTGCTTTTATTTGTATCTTTTCCGCCGGTAGAGTCGGAATCAGGTAAAAGTATGCGATGAGTTGCGATTGATCCAAAGTAGCAGGCAAATTCACGCTGGTATCGCATACGATGTTGTACGCATTCAACCCCCTCCGACTTTTTACATACCGGAAAATGGGTTCGGTCAGCCGTTCAAGTTTATCCATCGCTATTTCATCCAGGGGATCGTAGTGAACCTCCCTTGCCACCCTGGCTACACGACTCTCGATGTAGTCCAGCATCCTCCGCACACTTATTCTCGTCATCGGACTCGTGCCGTTTCGTAAAAGGGTTTTCTGGTGCAGGATATACAGGTCCCCTCCCTTCATCATTATAGGATTTACAGCATTATCGGTAGCATCGGAGCACATGTATCCAAGTTCGCCTGGAGTCGGAACGCAACGCACATCGGTAATCAAGGGGTACAGATTCCCGTTTGTTTTACCGGCGGCTGCGTACCACAACTCATTCTGCTCATCATTCTTGGCGTGAACCGCAGCCACAGGCCCTGATGGTGGAATCCAAACACTAGTATTATTATAGGGGTCGTAGGTTTTAACCCACGGATAGAAAGCCGCTGCCCGGTCGGTGTTAATCTTTGAAGTCGGATTCTTGGATCCGCTCAGGGTGCCATTACTCCAATCCACCACCTGAGTCGGTGTTAAGTTGTCCGGGGGATCAAGTAACGCAATAACATCCCCGCGGCTCTCCGCAATAGAAACCATCTGGTTCCACACGTCCTTGTGTAACGCAGTGTTGTCCGGGCACAAGAGAAACCCGATATCCGCGCTGCCCTGCGGCTCCAGAATTCTAAGACCTGTCTTGGTCGCTCCCGTGGAACCGATATAGTCACTAGGGGTAAGGCTGGAAGTTCCATCCGCTCCCCCGGACGGAGTAAGGGTCTGTGGCGCTGATACATCTCCACCTGAAGTTCCGTTGGTAGCGGTGATATAACTGGAATTCGAGACCTTTGTAGCCCAGTCTGCATCGGAATCTTTGTCCACCTCGTCATACTCTTCCACCATATAACCGTCCAACCAGACTTCCAGCCGTCTTTTGGACGACCCGGAGGATGCGTTCTTCATCTCCAGCCTTAGTTGCATGTTAGCCCAAGTTCCAGGGCTGCTTGCCGTGAAGGTAGGGCCGGTTCCCCCCGTAACGGAAGCTGTAACACTGGCCGACGCTTCCGTTCCATCGGACACCCTGACAAACCTGACAATTGAACCCTGCGTCAAAAACGCTCTGGCAGCATGCCATGCATTACCGAGGGGAGGGCCCAACTTTTCAATAAGGTCATTCACGTTACTCACCGAAATTATTGACCCCACCTCACCCTTGCGAGCGGCCCCGACTATACCTATACTCAAGCCACCAGGGCCGGTAAAATACTGGGATCTGTCCACCTCGAAAAATTCCGCTTGCGGGTAGTACGCCATCGCCTTACTCCTTACGCCGACTCAGTCAAAGTAGCTCCCTGCTCTTTGAGCACAAAGTTGAGCACAATGAACTCAGCCGACTTCGTTGGCTTGATATACAGATTTGCATGCATTTCATAGTTTGCTCTCACAGCAGGCGTGTTCAGCGTGCTGTCGCAGATGATGTTGTATTCCCGCACACCCCTGCGATTTGCGATATACCTCATCAGGGGATCCATACGCCCGACAAACTCGCCCCACGTCCCCTCGTCATTCGGGGCATGAACAAGCCGCTCTCCCACACTAAGAGCACCCTCTCGAATGTAAAGGAGAAGTCTCCTCACGTTAATCCGGTTGAGGGCCGAGTCGTGCTGGTACAGAGTAAACTGACCGTTTGCATGTACAGATGTCGGAGTCTTTATAATCGGATTGATTTTTACACTGATTAAATCGGACAGCTCGGCAGACGTGAAATCCTGTCGTAAATCAGCCGCATAACCAGACATATCGCCCCTGACTTCACCGGCAGGAGCAAACCAGGGATATTCCACCGAGTCTACATAAGCATAGTTTCCAGCCATGACCCCCACCGGCGGAACCCACGCATAAGACCCGAGAAAGTCATTGTAGGTTTTTACATAGGGGTAATACGTCGCAGCCCGTGACGTGTCAATTCCACTGTATGCACTGTAATCACCCTGGCCTTTCACGTAATCCACCACTCCGCTTGCAGACAGGTTGTCCGGTGGAGTCAGGATGGCAACACAATCTTCGCGAGCCTCGGCGATGTTCACAAGCGCATCCTGCACTGGCCTCGTCGGCCTCTCTGGGCAAGCTATTATATCAACATCAATGGAATTTGGATTAGCAAACGTCTGTAACCCCGTTGACGTCTGCCCCACAGTAGAACCTATGTAAACCCCGTCTGTTATTCCTGCTACACCGTCGGCACCTCCGGTAAGGGAATACGATGCTACAACCGGATCCACTGTCCCGGCGACCACCTGGATGTAATTCGATTTACCGTTTATCGCTACAGTCGTTCCCGTCGTAGACGCTGCGCCCGTGTTGGAAAGATTGGAAAACGACTCGACCAAGTTGCCCAGATAGTAGACATCCACCCCGAACCCATAAGTACTCTCTACGACAGCGGCCTTGATATCGTTTCCCCAAGTTCCCTTGCTCACCGCTTCAACCGTAAGCCCGGAGAGACCACCCGAATCGGGAAAATTATAATTAGCATATTCCTGGGAGCCGTCCCCCACACGTACAAACCACATGAGTTGACCTTTGCGTAAAAAACCACGAGCGCTGAGAAACGATGTTTCCACCCCGCTCTTGGGAGGCCCGAAGGTGTCATACCACTGTGATTCCGTGGTGATCAACTGCGGTGAATCGAACGGGCCTTTGGATGCGGTACCCACCATGCCGAAAACGGTCAACCTTGACCGGGTAAACGACACCGCCTGATCAATAACTCTCGTGTATATATCCGGGATCGTATAGGTTGTCATTCCTTCATCTCCTCCTCTACGTGGTTGTTAACTCCGATAAAGTTCCACCCGACTCCATGCCTATAATGCGCGATTTAAGCGTCTTTACTCTCGGCACTGTATCCGTCGGGAAGTGCCAGAAAAACCCTTCCACACGCAGGGTCGCCGTCATTGATAATGTCCTGTCCTTGTCTTCGCCCGGAGTCATATCGGACGTATCCTCCAAACCTTCCAGGAAATATGGAATCCACTTGTTGCCGACTTTGCTTACACCGGTATCAATGAGGCGAAACATGACACCTGCAGCCAACCGCTGCTGCAACTTCGCCAACCAGATATTCATCTCATCCTTTTGCCGCAAAGTCCAGAAGTTAACCCTGTATGTCAAGTCATAAGCCGGCGGGAAGGGATACTTGTAAACCCCATCCGAGTCCTTAGACAGGTATATATAACCACTCATATTATACCTGTCTGGAGCAAGGTCAACTCCAATCCGCTGAACAGATATTCTGGGAGGCCTCAACGGATCTACATCCGAGTGCCCAGGTCTTGAATAAACCCACCCTACCCCCCGCCTGGGAGATACCCACGTAAGCGACGTATCCGACAAGAGCGGCACAAAATCAGAATTCAACCACGCCAGAACGTCGCTGTCATAGGTATCTACAGTAACAATATCCGTACCTGAAACCGATTGCTCACGAGCATACAGGGACAACGAAAACGCAGTTTTTATAGTAGTGTCTTTAACCCTGGCCTCTACCCACACAGCCGCTCCGGGAATCGAATCATTAAAAGCGAGATATATTCCGGTATTCTCCGCCGGGAGAAATTCGGCGTCCAGTTCCAACGGAACTTCCGATCCCACTTGATTGCCGCTGTTGTCGAGAAACCGATAAATAACCTCTCTACCTGCATATGAAGAACCAAAAGTAAAAGAAAAGGCCTTTTCTCTAACACTTTTTACGATAAACCACTCGTCCGCATCACCGGTACGCCAGGCAATCCAGTAAGCTGTAGACGGCATGTCTTCATAAACAGCATAGATACCGGAACCTATTTCAAGAACGGAACCTCCCCACGAGCCTATAAGGTTCTCTGTTTTGTCCAGGAAGACCCGCTTCACGGATGCAAGTCCAGCCTTAGCCTCTCCGAATGTCGCTGTAAAACCCTGATAACTCATCCTAGTAAATCACCAACTTTGGAATAAAGAACTTTTCTTCACCGGCAAACGTTAATAGATTATCACTCCCAGCATCATATTCCAATCCAATCCAATTCGAGTTTCTTGCACTAGCGGATATTCTTGCTTCGTCTATTATTCCTTTTAAAAAATAAGAACCTCCTGCCGCCCTGCCTCCAATCCAAACATCTATTCCTGTTCCTCCCAGACTCCCAGAATATCCGTTATCGCTTCCCACCTCGTTCCCGTTTCTATATACTTTAAGTAAAGAACCATCGTAGGTTATTCCTATTAATTGCCAACTATCCGCAACAATTCCTGCACCAGAAGTTGTGAATCCCCCGTTATGAGAACCATTGTCTCCAAGCCAAGCGTTAACTTCCCCGTCCGTTTTAACTCTCACGACATATCCATAATCACTTGATTCCCAATTATCTATTATCGTCTGTGTTGGATTACCTGTTAACTTAGGTTTAATCCATGCAAAAACCGAAACTTCAGAAAGTTCATCCAAACTTGCATTGTCGCTCACGCTAATATGGTCATCAATCCCATCAAGGTCTAAAGCATTCCCTATTCGCCCGTCAACGGAATCGTCGGAAGTCATTGACCCGGCGCTTGTGCCGTCATTGCTATTGCTGGTGCTGTCCGACATCTGCGGAGCTGTGCCTGACGGGTCTTCCCCTAAGTGCCATACGCCCTTGAAATCGGAATCCCATACTTCAGGTCGGCTGCCCGAATCCTCGACATAAGCGGTGTTGTCCGGTTGAGTGTTGTCATAATACAGATAAATTACAGTATCAGTAGCTGAATCTATCACAAAGTCGCTTTTCGACACCCACAATACAGCCTCTTCGTTAACGGAATCCCACTTCTCCACTTCAACGTATAATTGGGTTTGCCCGTCATTTTTTGTTATTGCTATCTTCTTGTAGTTGCCGCCTATTTCGTCAAAAACGGAAGTTACATCCTGATTGTTCTTGCCGACAGACGACCCTAAAAATATCGGCAAAGGGAAATGGGTTAGGGGTGAAGATACATCAGTAGAATCAACTGTAATTTTTATGCGCCTTCCCCAATTACCGAGCCAAGACGAAGCCATCACAAGAACCCCAACGTTACTATTAACCCTTCAGGCGGTGTAGTCTGTACTGCATCAATATCTATCCTGAGCACATCGTTTTCAGCTACGTCATCATTGTTGGTGTCAATTACATAGGATGTAGCCGCGGTATCGCTACCCGTCTCCCCGGAATCTATCTGTAATGTGGTAGACAACATATCAACAGCTTTTGTTACGTTATGTATTTGTATCTCCAACGTGCCAGTAGTGCCCGCAGTTATCACTTCCGCATGGCAATAGTTCAGGTTTTTCCCGTCAAGTACTTCGCCGATATGAAAGTAAAACTTGCCGTCACCGGTGCTGACGGGTGACGTCCACTCGAAGGGCACCAACTGGACTTCCCGCTTGAGCACATTATCATGCTGAGCGCTTGTTAAATGGTAATATTCCCCGGAAGTGCCGCCCTGTAAATTGGCCAGGTCGTCATGGTCGGTTACAACCACGCCTGTATATTCAATTTCAAATGCACTTTCCGTTACATCAAACGAACTTGCACCCTCTTCAATTATAACCCGCCCGACCAGCATGCCGAAATGTGATAGAAAATCCGGCGGCGTGGGCACCGTTGCGGCCTTGGCATTGGCTATTTTATTATAGTCGCCTTGCCCGAACTGTACATGTAAATTACCGGCATAATCCACATAAACCCAATGAACTCCATAATTATTATTGCCCAAATCGGCCAGCGTCCCGCTATCATCGTCATACTTCGTGTTGTCTATCTGCGTTTGAGCCGGTAGGGAGGTATGCCCGCCGTTCCCATCGCGGTACCAATAGTAGAAAGAATCGCCGGAACTGGTGTCAATCGCACCAAGGACCCTGCGGATAAGCCCGAACCATACAACACCCTCGGTAACAGAAATATTCCGGGTTCCGGTTTCGCCTAAGATTAAACCGTTTGCTCTCTCGAATCCTTTAACTTCTGCGAATCTCTGCATTTGATGAGAAAGAGCATCAATCAGACCCTCCTGCGCTTCCAGAATCTGTAAAATGGTTCCTATGCGATAAACCTTTCCGAGAAGAATCTGTGAATAATTGTTGATATCCGTAAGCGTATTTGTCGTTTGTATTACAGGCGACCCGCCGTTGTAATCCACATAGATGTAATTCATTGCGTTGTCTGTAAGGATAACGTTTGTATCTTCCGAGAATGAAAAAAAGACGGTTTTCCCAGTGTGGATGTCGGTTTCCTTTATTATACCCTCGCCAGCACCTACCGTAACCGTCCCATCGCCGTTATCTGATATTAAATTCTTGGTTATAATCGCGGAATGCTGCGCTACGTCAATATAATCCCTTAATGTTTTATACGAGAGCGGTTCGGGGGGGTCGTCCATCTGCGCCAATTCCGGCAAGTAGCTTATGTTGCTTGCAGAACCGTAGTTTACATCCCCGGTTTCACCGCCGTCCGTTGTGTCGTTATTCCCGAATACAACACCGTCAACGTATTGATTTAATTCAATCCCGTATACTGGCTTGTTTGCCTCTGTACCCTTACGTACAATATTCCCCGTCAATCTGACATTGGTAACAAGTTTCCCGGAAGAACCATAAATACCTATATTTGAATGTGACCGTCCAACCTGATTATTGCTGTGAGCGGTATTATCCTCCAACCATATGTTGTCGTTGGAACCTCCAACATATATACCTGCTTGTTCATTATACGTACACTCATTGTTTTTTATCTTTATGTTCTTCGCTTTAAGCTCAACCTTTATCCCTATAAGGTTCCCTTTACAGATATTATTCTCACAAATAACATCAGTTATCTCGCCTACTCCACCCAGTGCACTTATCCCAATTCCCTCATCTCCGCACCCGACAACGGTATTACCGAAAATATTTATATGACTGACAACCGATCCTTGCGCCCATGCAAAAATTCCTTCGTCTCCACAGTTATAACCGAAATTGTTCTCTACATGTACATGCTTGGTTTCCGCCTCATATGAATGAACAAGAACAACTCTACTAATAGCAGAGGAAAGATTAATGCCGTAATTCTTGATTACATTAACAAAAGACGAATCTGATATCAAAATTCCGCCATCACGTGAATCAACAAACCAATTGTTGGAGAAATCACCGTATTGAGACGAAATAAATTGTATGCACGGCCCTTGTAATACCCCTGCTAGGGTTTCAGCGTTGGTGACATATATGTTGTTTACTTTAACATAGGAGCAATTGTCGAGTTTAATATAATCGTAACCTGTACCGGCGTTAAGGTCGTATGAACCGTCAATCTTCAAATCCCTTACGGCTATACTGGAATTCCCGCCGGTGGGGTCATCGTTGCTTATCAAAGTGAAAGAACTAGCGCCTTCTGCAATTTTAAGAACGGTATTCCACCCCATGCCAAGAAGCATAAAAGATGACGGTATCGTAATACCGGAAGAAAAACTGAACAAACCTTCAGCCAGCAAAATCCGTCCTGGCCCGCTAAATGAATCTATAGCAGCCTGTATTTCAACCTGATCGTCAACGCCATCGCAAACATAATCGGCAATTTTCTTTACATGTTCAGATGAATTGGATGCGGCTACCACTATATCAGGAGCCACAATATCCGAGGGCTTGGCATATTGAGGATGGTCATCATCCAGTAATCCTCCGAGATCACCATGATCCGTTATAATATACCTTGCATCATAACCGCCACGTGTCATCTCATTCTACCCTTAACTTTTCCAGCATGTTTCTTGATAAACTCTCCGGTGTTATCCATCATCCCGCGAAGGACAAAATACCATAATGGAACCGCTCCCTTTACCGGATGTGAAATTATATGCTGAAGTTCACTCCTGCTGATATCATACTCAAACGCACGTGCTATTTTCCACATTTCGTCACCGGTTCTGCGCTCAATCGCCTTTTGATCTACTCCAAAATACAACCTGCCTCTCCTCTCCATAATCCCGACCGACCGGAGATACAGCATAATCACCATTGGTTCGATAAGAGGAGTGCCGGTCTCTGGCAGTTCGTAAGCTCCAAGTTGACGTATCCTGCGTAGGGCGTCTTCCCGTCCGAGAAAAGCCGATGGATAAACTATATCCTCCTTAGCCCAATCAGCTTCGTTCAAGAAGAACTTTTTCGCCCTTTCACCGAAAAACTCCCCTCTCAACTTCAACTTAGCCACGCTCGCTCTCCGTACTCGCCAGAAAATCCCGAGTCCATGTCGCCCTGCACTCCCAAACAAGAAAGTTATTGTCCCCGATTAAATACGCACCGCCGGCCACAGTTAATATCTCCCACTCCAACCCTTCAAATAAAATCCTATCGCCAATCATCGGCACAAATGGATTCGGAAGAGCTTCTAAAACCGCTTTTTCCATCGTTGCCTTACCAACTCTCATCGAATCCAGACCATACGCTTCCATAAAGTCCCTGTCGTCATCCACCTTGAACAAAAACGGGAGAAGAATAGCCGGGTCATACCGTCTGCTGGATGTTGCCTCCCCATATATATTGACCGATTGATCATCCACTACCCTGTAATACCTGTATTTAGGGTAATTATATTCAGCGAATAACTTCCTTCGAGCCTTCATATAATCGAAGATCTTGGGATTCCTTACTATGGTTTCGCCTATTGCCATACTACACCCGAACCGGTGGAACACGAGAGGGATACCTCTTCAGAAGTTCCTCCCTGAGATTTTCCAATTCACTCTTGGCTTCACTCTTGAGATCGTCGCCGTTGAGGCTGAAATCGCCGTCATTTCCGGGTACTGTGCTGAATGTACCCCGAATCTGGCCCAGTATATTCTTGGCAAAAGCCAACGAAAGCCTCTTTATCAAATCATGTGCACGAACAGGTACGTCCTCCAGCCCGACTTCCGGTATATATTCATAGACAAGCGTACCCCCATCAGTTGACGGAGGATTGACATATAACGCTCCCGTCATTTCGTTAAATTCCCACTTGTAATCCTCGCCGAAAACTCTCCTGGACTCCTCTATATACATTCTGTTAAGAAGAAAATCTCCTATATTGGCCGAATAGGGATACTGGTACATCATCCCCGTATCGGAATACAGAAATACACCGCTGTTGTCCCTTATCTCATCAGACCTCATTACATTCACAACCCCAAGCCCTATCTTATCCCGCTCAAGCTGATACACCTGCTTGCCCGGCACCAATGTTACCTCCTCTTGTTTCACCGGAGCCACAAACGTGACCCATAACCTCAGGGCTTCGTATATAGCATCGTCAAGTTGCTCGTCCGACAACTCGACAGAAAGGGGAGGCTCCCCCAACTGTCTTTTAATCCAGGCACGCAGGTAGGGATAACTAAGTTCCTGATAGTCAATAGCCACGAACAGTAACCTCCAGTAAAAATCAGTGTGGGGGGTGAGAGGAGAGGGGTAAGGGCAACACCCCCCACACTTCCGGGAATTCACCGTCCTTAGACGTTATTCAACTTATGACCAGATTCCACCAGTTATGGAACCGGTGCAGTAGAAATCGCCATTGATGAGCTTCTTGGCACCGCTGGTAGCAATCGCCTTGTTGGCGGACAGGTCTTTATGGATGTAAGTCGGAATAGTGAACGCCGGAATGTAAGGCGCCCAGACATATCCCATATCGTACAAGGAATCGCCCTTATGCCCCATCACGTACTGAGTGGAAGTCATAAAGGTGTTCTTGTACACAGTCCACTGTCCGTCCAGATTCCCGAGCTTGTGAATGCCGCGACCAGGAGCTCTCCCAACCACGTTCGGATCCCGCTGGAACCGTCCGTTGGATGCCAGACTTTCAATCACAGCACACACATCGAGACCGGCGACTATCCAATTGCCGACACCCCTCTTGGTGGAGTTCAGAATAAGGTTGCTGGCTTCGATCAACTTGTCCACGAAGGTGTTCTTGTACTGCTCCCAAACATCCGTAGATGTCTTCGTCCAAGCAGTCACGGAGTTACCGGCATTTGCGATTATCTCATTGATAATCATCTGATCAATAGCGAACTTGATCTCGTTGGTTGCAGCGGCCACCAGTTCAGTCTCGGCGGACACGCCGTGAGTGCGCTTCAAGTCCTGTTGCGCCCGAAGACCCCAGATGACATTCAGGATGAAATCCTCCGCCACGACCGGTATGGAACTCAGATTCATGTAAAGTTCGGGCAAGGTGTTATTCATTTCCTGGTTGAAATCGTAGCTCACGGTAACGGCTGCAGACGTGTTACCACTGAAGGTTACATCGTATTCGCCGGTGGTGTAATTTATCGTGTTGTTTCCGGCACCGACATCCCCTATCAAGCTCCCGTTCCCGTCATCCGTGACGACAAGGGTTCCATCGGTGAACAGCATGCTGCCCGGAATAACAGGAGTCCAGGACAAGGTCCCGGTGTAGTTCGTAGTTCCAGATACTCCCACCGACTCGCTATCAATGTGCTTTGAGGGATAGTAGGGAGCATTCGTGGTAGCAGCTACCTGACCCTCGGTGGCCTGTCCTTTGGAGCTGCCAAAGAGAAACTCCAGAAAGAATATCAGCGAAGTGGGGCCGTCCATCGGTTGCACCGAGACAAGATCCTGAGCAATCAGCCCCGGAAAGAAAGCCCTGGCAATCCCAAAACTCCACTTCTCGAAATCGCCGATGTTCACCAGCTTGGTGCTCTCGTCCATAGTCTGGAAGTACTCGTACAGGTTCCTCAGCAGGACTACAGTCGAGTGCTTCACCCACTCATCCAGCTTATCCCATCCATCACTGTCAATGGTAAGTTCCTGGAGAGTTACGGCATCTTCTTTAGAGCGACCCTCATAAAGACTCCGAGGGGGCCTCCTCATAAAGTCTTCAGCAAGAGTCACCAACTTG